GTTACTGTTGTATTCAGGGAACAAAGCTTGATTGAAACACATATAGTCAACAAATCTACTACTATAATGGTTTGCCGTTTGCGTTTGTTTATCAATCAATAAAGATAATTCTAAACGGTCGATATTTTCGCTTTGTTCTGCGTTATGCTTATAAACTCCTTTATTACCAATTGTGTATGCTGAATAAGGTAAATATTCAACCATCGCCCAATGGATCAACATCGGTTTAATGTACGTGTTTACTAAAGTTAAATAGTTACCACCTAAAGTATTCGCTATAATATCCGCTTTTATCTTTTCAAGTAAATCAGTACCTAAATACTTTTGGACGTGAATATCTTGAGCGATTTTAATATATTGAATAAACTTATCGGGGTCAACGTTTCCATTTAAAGACGTGAATTTTACCACATCATCCCTTGTTATTATTAGTGCTTCTGCCATTATTGAAAGCGTTTATTAGTTGGTAAAAATCCGTTAAACGGCATATCTTTTGGAAGTGTTGAAACAAGTTTTTCGTTAACAACTTTATAACCTAACTTTTCAGCTTTTTTACCTGCTATTTTACGGGCTGTTTCTACGTCAATTGCTTTGCCTTCAAAAGTTGCGTAAACCGCTTTATTCCATCTGTGGTTACAATCACCACCACCTTTATACAACCATACCGAATAAGTATCTGCGCCTTTCGGGCCCCAACCTTTGTTAACAGGCATTGTTCCCATTTTGATAATATCTTCTTTGCGATACACCTTAGCTGAACTCATCATTGCTTTACAAAAATCTCGGCTATTTTCTGACATTTTACCCGCATAAACGTAACGGGTTAAAAATTTAATTCCGTCAATAGTTTTGTCTTGCTTACTTGTAATATTTGGTCGTGCATCGCCAGTACTTATAAAGTTGTAAACCTTGCTCAAAAGTGACGGTTCTAAGTCCTTAGAAAGTATTTCGTTTTCTTCATCGTCGTTTTCGTAATCAACCTCTTTAATATCAATCAAAACCCAATCTTTTCCAACTTCTTCTCCAAATGCACTAATGTCGATTTGTGAACTCAATTCCGTTCCCGTTTCTATATTAGTAAGGTCACTTCCTCCCTTTTCAGGTTTTAATCCTACAATCGCTCTAATTTCATTTGGCGTTAAAGTTTCTATAACTTTGTTTGCAACTAAAGGAGAAAGTGAATTTATAGTTTCAATTAATTTTTTATTCTCGGTATCAACGGTTAAATCTCCACTTGAATCTAAAGGCTGTAAACGGTCAAAAAACAATTTAGCGGTATTTCCGTTAAACGATGTTATTTGTTCTAATCCACTTATCAAAAGTTGCTGTAACGGTCTAATAACCATATTATCGAATAATACAAAAGCATTCTTTAATTCATCTGCATTGCTTCCGAATCCGTTAGCGCTTCCTAAACCTAATAACAAACCGCTTGTAATAGAATGCGAAACCATAATTTTACGCTCGCACTCTAAACTTAATTGATTATACAAATCAGGTGCATCGTTCAAAGGAATATCGTCTACCGTTGTTGCCGTTTCTTTGTTATTATTAAATCCAACTATTACTCTTTGACCTTTGCTTCCAGTCAACTTTGACTTAATTTGTTGCTGTAACAAATTTTGGGTTTCAATGTCAGGTTGCCCGTTGTTGAAATTTACTACTTTAGTTCCGCTAAATCTGTTTTGCACCTCCTCAATAAGGTAATCGCTTACTTCTTCTTCAAGTAACGCGTAAGCCGTTCCTGCAACGTAATCGGGCAAAGAAAAATACTTCATTCCAATTGAATAAGGTTTAATTACTAAGATTTCAACTTTGTCTTTTGAACTTCCAAATGTAGCGAATGGTTTAGGTGGAAATTTCTTAATGTCTTCCCAATTATTGGAATAATACCATTTGTTAATTTTCCCTTCATCGTCGCATTTCTCAGGCGCTAAAAGGTTCATGTCAATATGAAACGCCTTTAGTATTTTATCGTGCTTGTCGTTGTAGTGTACTTGGATAGCGCATTGACCTAATGTCTTTAAATCAAAGCAAAGTTTTCTTAAGCAATCCTTGTTAAAAAGTGCCATCACTTGAGCGTATTCGCTTGGTTTTCTGCTCGCATCAATTACTCCTAATCCTTTACCATACATCAAACGAGTTACGTTGTTTATAATGGATTGATTCGTTGCGCTCTTTCTATAACGGTCAATAAGAAATTGAAAGTAACTATTGTTTTCGCCAAAAGTAACCCAACCTTTTTGCTTCGATTCTATTATTTGCGGTGCTTCGTATTGCGCCAAATTTATTACGTCTATATTCATAACATCACAAAATCATTATTAGATGAATGTTCGTCAGTTTGCAACCCTGCCTTGTAACACCATACCTGCTCACTACCTAAAAAGTTAGTAAGGTTGTATAATTGCACGATATAAAAACGACCTGCCTTTAAAGAATACACCGCTTGAACTCCGATATAATAACCGTAGTCAATTATTGTTGGTGCGTTAATTGTTGCGCTTGTTCCTGCTTCTTGGTCGATTATTACAATACTTGTTATCGTTGTGGATCGTGGCGCACATTTCAATATTTGGCTTGATGCACTTACTTGTAAAACATTCATATTTATAAAACTATTAAAGTAGAAAACTGTTGCATAAAAAAAGGGTTACATTTCTGCAACCCCTTATTATGGAGACAATCAAACAAAATTCTAAGTTGTTGTGAAAGACGTTAATCCAGTCAAATCAGTTAATAAACCTGCTTCCGTTGTGCAATTGATTGTGTTTGCTGGCAAATTTTCGATACCTGTAAACGTCAATGTATAACCGTTCATATCGCCTGCCTCAACACCGCTTGCAATACTTCCTGCTGTTAAATCCATTCCACGTCTTAAACCTGCAATTCTGTAAAGGTTGTCTCGACCTCTTACAATAATATGCGGTCTTCCGTATGATAGCAATTTAACCATTTTAGTAGTTTTTGCGTCCTGCTTTTTCAACGTAATACTTAATTCTTGTGAAAAGAAAGTTGTACCATTGTTTCTGTCCGTTGTGATAGTTTCAGTGAAACTATTAGTTCCTTTTAAAGTGAATTTAAAACACGCTGTTACGTTTGCAATAGCCGTGATAATATCTTCCTCACCTGCCGTTGTTGAATAACTTACATCAACCTCGGGGTTAAAATCCCCGAAGTTGATTAAATATACCGCGTCTAATCCACCGATTGAATCTTTACAAACTTCTAATCTGCCGTTAGCTAAATCGCACATAAGTTCTTAGTTTACAGAGTTAGTAACATTGTATGTAACGATATCCTCTACAACACCATATTGAACACCTGCCGTCATTCTCATAACGATTCTAACATTTTGAGAACCGTCAACATCTGCCATATCCAAAAGTTTTACCTCTTGTGCATCGTTCATTAAACCAGTTCCAAATACTAAATTTTCTTTAGTTGTTGCAATCATTGTAGATGCAGGCAAACCTGGTGCGTGTGCTAATTTAACACCCTCGAAAGGTAGGATAGCGCCACCGTTAAACCACATTGAACCTTTACCATCAACACCATTTGCACCGATATTAGTAGCGAAACCACCTAATGCACGAACATACAATCTAAAAACGTTTGTTGAAACATAAATATGGAAATCCTCACGTGCTGAAACTGCTAACGGAGTAGCGTCAAGTACTTTTCCGATTTCTGCAATAACGTTAGTTGATAACAAACCACCACCTACTAATGCAAGTTCTTGCGCTGTTGGTAAAGCTGGGTCTAAAGCCAACAAAGTAGTGAATCCGTCAAACTCTCCGTTATTAGATGCAACACCTCTCCAAATGTTTACTTCGTTTTCAGAAGCTACTTTTTCTGCGTATTGTGCTAATAAGAAGTCTGTAAACGATTTCGGCATAACATCAAATGCTGAATAACCCATTTCGATTGCGTCCCAATCATTTCTGAAAGTTGTTTTACACAATTGGCGGTTAACTTGTAATTCTTTCGGTTGGATTACTCTTTCTGTTAAGGTAATCGTGCCTGCTGGATTGAAGTCGCAAGATGCGTTAGATAATAATTTGTCAGTTGCAAGTCGTTTCATTACTGACTTAAACTTAACGTTCGGCATAATCGTAATTAAATTACTTGCCAAAGTTGGTGCAGGCAATAAAGCCGCCGCAATGTATTTTCCTGCAAATTCTCCCGAATAAGAGGTAGTAACTGAAGTAGTTGTACTCATTTTATAATATTATTTTAAATTAAACTGCTGTTAAAGTGATTGATCCTGCTGCAACCCCTGACCCGTTTACATACCAATTTGTTCCGTCACAAACTAATTCTGCGAAGTCGCCGATTGCCTCTGCTGATGCCACAAAAGAAATTGTGTTTTCGTCAACTCCTGCTACGTGTGCTCCGTTAACTAATACGCTTCCTTCAATAACATTTGTAGCCGCCTTTACCGTCCAATCTGTAGTTGCAAACAATTGACCTACGATAAATTTGAATCGTAAACCTGCTGATGTTGCTACTGCTGGAAGTGTAATTTGCGCTCCTGCTGATGCTTTTAATATTAATACTTTTCCGCTATCCTCTGCGGTTAAAGTTGTTGCGCCAGTTACGGCTTCAACTACTGCCAACTGACGTTCTGTATCGTTGGTTACTGCTAAATAAGTTGTGCTCATTTTATTTGTTTATAAATTTTAGTACTAAATCCATTGTGCTTTTAGGTGCTTCAACCTTTACTTTTTCCGTTGGCTCTGGATTGTGAACAATTGCTTTCGGCTCTTCCATTTGTGCCAACTTAACTTTCAATGCTTCGTTTTCAGCTTTCAACTCTTCGTATTCTGAAAAGAACGTTTCTTTAACCATT